CACAGCGCACTTAGTGATGCTGTGTCAGAAATAAAGGGCACCATCGAAGGTGTTCAAAAGCAGGTAGATGCCGTAGAAGGCGATACCGCAATTAAGAAGTCCTCTGACCTTGGCGGGTCTGAGGTGTTTACAAAATCCAAATCAAAATGGTCAGGAGCTTTCCTCGGTTCCGTAAATGAAATCTTTTCAAATTAAGGGTAGGTGAAATAAAAATGAGTAATGAATTATTAGAAAAGGCCGCAGCAGCTGGTACAACAGTATCAACTGGTTTTGGCTCATCAACAGGTGGTTCAGGCGTTCATGTTGCTTCAGAAAATGGCAACGGTGGACTTCTAAACCCAGAACAATCAGCAAGATTCTTGGACTATATGTTCGACGCTACCGTAATTGGTAAGGTTGCACGTACAGTTCGAATGAAGTCTGATACAACAGAGATTGACCGCATGTCAGTAGGAGAAAAGCTTGTAAAGCTTGCATCCGAAGGAGAAAACACAGCCGTAAACAATGGCGTAACATTCTCAAAGATCTCTCTCACAACAAAGAAGCTCCGCATGGACTGGGAACTTTCAACTGAGTCTCTAGAAGACAATATCGAAGGTGCAGATCTTGAAGATCATATTGCACGTTTGATGGCAACACAAGCTGGAAATGACATCGAAGATCTTATTCTTAACGGTGATACATCACTTTCAGCAGACGCACTTTACAAGTCATTTGATGGCGCAGTTAAGAAGGCTAAGACCTCTGGTCGTGTAGTCGATGCAGCAGGTGCGGGAATTTCCCGTGCTGTATTTAACTCAGCTCTCAAGGCGCTACCACGTAAGTACAAGCAACGTCGCACAGACCTTCGCTTCCTTGCTGGATCAAACTTGATCCAAGATTACTTGTTCTCAAACTCACAGAACATTCAGAACGTTACTCCACAAGATATTGCCTCTGGCATTATCCGTGGTGATGTTCCTGTTCTAGGAGGTCCTGCAGGATATGTCGCTCCATACGCATTTGGTATTCCAATCGTTGAAGTTCCACTTCTTCCAGAGACACAGACTGGTACATACGCAAGCCCATCAGGTTCACACGGAGATATCCACTTGACATTCCCAAATAACGTTGTTATTGGTATCAAGCGTGATGTTACTGTTTACCGCTTCTTCCAGCCACGTAAGGACACAATCGAGTACACAATGTATACCCGTGTTGGCGTTCAAATCGAGCAGGCAGACGCTTGGGTCGTTGTAAAGAACGTTAAGGTTGCTTCTTAATTAATTAAGAATTAAACTACCGAAAGGCCCCCAATTAATTTTGGGGGCTTTTCATTTTAATTTATCAATGCTATAATTAAAGGACCTAGAAAGAGGAGAACTAAATATGTCATTTGACACATTAACAGTAGCTGAATTAAAGGAAATTGCAACGGAGTTTGCAGTAGACACAGAAGGCCTAAAAAACAAAAAAGAAGTAATTGCTGCAATGTCAGAAGAGGGCGTAACCTATTCTGTATACCAAAAGACAATTCAAGCAATTGAAGAGGCGACAGAAGAAATTGAAATTCTACCAATTTTTGATCCAAAGGCTCAGCCAGAAGATACTATCTTGGTACGCATGACAAGAGATAATCATAGATATGATATTCACGGATACAGCTTTACAAAGTCTCATCCCTTTGTAGCAATGTCTGAAGATGATGCTCAAAAAATCTTTGATACAGAGGAGGGTTTTCGTTTAGCGACACCAAAGGAAGTCCAGGACTTCTACAACTAAACGTTAACATAAGTTAATGGAAATATTAGCAGGAACAAACTCACCAATACAGCACAGGGTATTTTGGAAAGGTGAATCTGCAGTTGCAGATAGTGCACCAACAGTATCTTTGTTACGAGCAGATGTACCAGCACTGTCACATCTGTATTCAGGAACTGCAGTTCAATCGGAAACCGATACTGGGGTATACAATTTTTATGCTCCTAATATAACCAAATTATCAGGACTTAAACTTATTGCAAGATGGCAATATACAGTTGAAGGCTCTTCAATAGAATATGATCAAAACATAGACATTGTTAAACCTTATGTAGATTTATCTCAAGTTATTAATGGTTTGGGTTTGGGCTCTGACTACAATGATCCAAATAGCAGAACTTATCAAGAGCTAGTTGATGCCGAGAAATACTCTCGCAAAGTAATTGAAAATTACACTCAGCAAAAATTTTACAGCTATCTTTCATCAGAGATTGCATACGGGTCTGGGAACGATATTCTTCCTTTATCAAATAAGATTAACAATCTTCAATCAATAGAAGTAAATGATATACCGCTTACAGGAATGCCATTTGAAATTGCTGAGAGTGGATTTGCAGTAAGACTAAATCGTGCAGATATGCTTGACAATGTAACATACGTTGCTAACGGCTTGATACCACCAACTATCAATGACTACTCAGGAATCTTTAATAAAGATGCTAGATATAAAGTCAATGGATACTTTGGTTGGGAAAAAGTCCCAAATGAAGTTGAAATGGCAGCTATTGAACTTATGAAAGACTATTTCTCTAAAGACAAAGTCTGGAGAAACAAGTATATAAAGAGCATATCCACATTTGACTGGCAGTTTGATTTTAACTCAGCCACCTTCTCAGGCACTGGAAATAACTATGTAGACCAATTGCTTTTGCCGTACGTAATAAGCAAAATGGTATTGATATAAAATGAATAACCTTGTAGACTCCATCTTAAACATGAAGATGGATGTGTATGTGCAGCAAGACGTACAGAATCAAGATACAGGGGCTATAAAAAAAGAATGGCTCTATTCAAAAACTGTTGCCTGCTACGCAAGAGGAATAATTACTAGCGGTGGAGCAAGGTCTTCTGATGTTCAAACGATGAGCAATAGATATACCAACAAAGAAAATATTGAAATTAGAACTGAAGCAAGGGTAACCCTGAGAGATAAGATTACAAATATTAGAGACTCATCAGATAATGTTATTTGGGCCGAGCTAAATTACCCAACAGAAACTCCAACAGTCTTTGAACTAATTGGAACTACACCAATCACTGACCCATTCGGCGGAATACTAGGATACAACTGTTCAGCCCGTAGATCGGAGAATCAGGTAATTGGACTCTAGTGTTGCTTTACTACAAACCGCAAGCGGCCTCGAACGACCAATGGCTGGCAACAAGCCTGGGATAATTAAAGATTCTTCTGTAGCACAAATATCTGCATTCCTTTATTACCAAGCAAGTGTCCTTGGAAAACTTACAGCAAACAAAGCCTTTCAAAGTTTATTTAAACAAACTATATTTAATCAGATAAATAAAGATTTTGGGGACTACATAGATTCATCTGCAAGAGTAAAGCCAACTGCATTACACCATGTTTATGAATGGAATAAAACGGGGCAAGAAACATCTAGACTATTTAAGTTAAACAGGATGGATGCAGATGGACTTTCATTTAGAGTAACATATGACTTCCAATTATCTAAGTCTTCTGTCCCGTCTAAAAATAAAAAACAAAGAAAGAAATACATATTTGCAACAAAGGCTTCTGTGATGGAAGCTGGGATGCCCGTAATAATCCGTCCAAGGTCTGCTGAGCGCTTAGTATTCGAGTTAGATGGTATTACCGTGTTTATGCCCAAAGGGTCCTCAGTGACCGTTAAAAGCCCAGGAGGACGTGCCTCATCAAATCAGTTTAGACTGCACTATGGAAGATATTTTGGGGGGCAACTTGTTAATAATTCAATCAAGGCGTCAGGGTTTCAGAATATATTTAATGCCAAAATGAGTAAGGCATTAGATACACCAGCGAGCATCCGAAAAGTGCAATATAGCTTCACAGCTGGTAAAATTAGGTTGGAAGCAGATCTAGAATTACAGGCGGCATTTGGGGGAGCATTATGACAGTAGACTATAAGATAGATGCAGTATTTGAACTACGCAAGTTTCTCTGGAATGAATTAAAGACCACAAAGATATTTGATCCTACAGAATACTACAGCGATAATATTAATATGGAGATTATTCCAATTATCCCAGTTCAGCAACAGCCAGAACTTAATCAATTTTTAAGCGGGAAGAAGCATATTGTCTATGACAAGATTGGCCTATCCTATGAGGACATATGGCTACTATGCTGTGAGAAGGTTTTATTTACAGTATATTCTACGGACGTATCGGACATATATGAGATTAGAAACTTGATGACAGACCTATTCAGAAGAATGGACGATTCTGCCAGAGATATTAATAAATTTAAGGATGAGCCAAAGATTAAATTTCATAGCATACAGGTTGTTGAGACCTCACCCATAACCCCTTCAGAGGAACTTCAGGGCTTCCTATCATCCGACATAATCCTAGAAGTAAAGTACTCAAGAATCACTGGCCCAGATGGACGTTTTATCTAAGTTGCGTTTGGGGTCATTATACACTAAAATTAGCTTAGAGGAAAAAGCCTAGCCAGCTTTGATTTAGATTTAAAACGTAAGTCAATATATATATATTTATTTAACAGGAGGTTTTACAACATGGCACAAAATACAGGTAATGCTAGAAATATTCTCGTTGGTGCGTCACCGTTGTTCATCACAACACTTGACATCACACAAGCAGACTATGCAGATTTCGAACCAACGAATACTGCAAAGGTCGGAGTAGCAACTAAGAATAACAAAGTCCCAGCATTCGCACCACCAACAAACTTAGTAGCAGGTACATCTTACACAGATACACTTAACGGTGTAGATGCAGGTAAGGGACAAGACGGAGCTTATCGCAACGTCGGTTACACAAATAACGGTCTTCAGGTTACATACAACCCATCATACGGTTCAGTAACAGTAGATCAGCTTCTTGACTCAGCAAAGCTTTTCAAGGAGACAATGGAAGTTATGATCGCAACAGAAATGGCAGAAGGTACTCTTGAGAACGTTCTTGCTGTATTCGGTCAGCGTTCAGATACACTTGATGGCACAACAGATCCAAAGGTAAAGACACTTGGTCTTGCTGGCGGAGCACTAGGTGAGGCTCCAACAGAGCGTCAGCTTATTGCAGTTGGTCAAGCACCAACAACAGCATCGGCATCAGCAACTGAGCGTGTATATTATGCACGTCGTGTTCTTTCTGTACAACAGTCACAGTTCTCTTTGGCTCGTAACGCAGCATCAACATTCCCAGTAACATTCCGTTTGCTACCATCTGGTGACTCAGCTCACGCAGGTAAGGAATATGGTTTCATCGTAGACCGTGTTCTTTCAAAGCTTTCAGCGTAATTAATTAAATTAATTAGTAGAGCCCCCCAAGTAATTGGGGGGTTTTCTATTGCCATTGTATTTTGAGTATGATACAATAATTAAGACTAGATCCTAGGAGGATTAAATTGGCAACTACAGTATATGATGTTGAAGAAATTCAGCTACAGAATGGCGCTACAGTTAAGCTCAAGCCTTTAACAATTAAAGAGCTACGTGAGTTTATGAAGGTCATCAATAAGACACAAGAAGTAACAACAGAAGACGAAACATTAACAATCCTTATTGAGGCTTGTGGAGTGGCTTTACAGAAGCAGCTTCCAGACTTAGTAGCGGACAAAGACGCATTTGAAGACACACTTGACGTTCCAACTATCAATCGCATTCTTGAAGTTTGCGGAGGAATTAAGATGGACGACCCAAACCTACTAGCGGCAGCAGTACTGGCTGGTCAGAACTAGATCTAGCCGCTTTAGAAGGGGAAGTTTTTCTTCTTGGTAATTGGATAAATTACGA